TCGGCTTACGGTTATTGCGATACGCCATATTTTAGCCTTACTTCTTTTTGGACTTGCCAGCTTCGGACAGGGCAATAGCTATAGCCTGTTTGCGCGATTTAGCCAAGGGAGCCTTTGCAGGGCCTTTAGGGTTTACGCCAGCGTGCAATGTGCCACGCTTAAATTCGCCCATCACTTTACCAATTTTCTTAGCAGCAGCGTCTAACTTCTTCATTTCTTTTTACCCTTTGCGGTTTTTGCAGCAGCCTTAAAAGCGGCTGCGGTAGGAGCACCCTTCGTTCCGGGCTTACGCATCTTTTCGCCAGAACCAGCTTTGATCCGTTCTTTCTTGGCCGCAATGTTGCTGTACAGACCCATCTTCATTTTGACTTCCCCTTGTTTCGGGCGGATATTGATTTGGCTTTGGACTTCGCGTCTGCTTTAGATGACGCACCCCACGCTTGCAGAGATAAGAGAAGGCGGGTCGGTTCGCCTTTCGCATTACGCTCTGGCCCCGGCATGTTTCCCATACGCGCTAAGAATGACGCCCTCCGTGGATTATCCCCTGATTTAACAGGCGCTTTCAAGTTGGCCCCTTCAGTCTTCTTGAAGTGGCTGCGGCCCGCTTCGTTGAGGCCACCCTTCGGATTTTGAAAACGCTTTGCGACCATGCAACCAAACCTATTTCTTCGGCGTGTACGCGCCGCGTTCACTCAAATACACAATGGCCCGGTAAAGAACTTCTGTACTCTCTCTCGCGTGGCCAAGAACTAAATTACACCCCGAACAAAGTATGCCGCGCACATCACCCGTCTCATGGTTATGGTCTACGACAACTGATCGTTTGTCTCTATACGCTAATGTATCAGATATTTCTACCTTACAAATAGGGCAAGCGAAATTCTGATTGGCGATGATTGTTTGGTACTCGTCGTTACTAATCCCGTATCTGCGCCGAAGATTGCGGTCGCGGTGGTAATGCGGGCGGGAGGCTGCGTGGGCTTGTTGATAAGCGCGCATACACTTCTTGCAAACACGTCTGTGGAGGCGGAAATCCTCAGTCGGCTTCTCTTCGCCACATTTCGGACAAGTTTTTGTTTCCACGGGTACGCTCCCTGTGGCGGGTCTATACCCTATACTTTACCGAAAAGCAAAAAAGTAGGGTGGCGGCGTTCCAAACGAAGGAGCAGCATCGTCTTGTCGCTATTACCGGCCTAGCCGCGCACACCCTCAGTCGCCCGGCAGGGAGAGGGAGAGGAGAAACCTGCCGGGCAAAAGAAATATATCACATCATTCGCTTATGTCAAACAACACCCTTGATATTCCTGCGCAAAGCACCCGACTTGTTGGCCATCGAGTATCCGTGCATGATGGTTGATATGTCGGTGGCAAGGCACAGGCAAAGCGCGTCCGCCTTATCTGGCGAAGGAAGCCCGCGCTTCTTCATGCTTTCCTTACTCTCCACCTGCATCTTACCCGACGAGGTAAAGGTGTAGCGCGGTGACGCCAACTCGGCGAACAACTGTTCATCCTTCGGTATCTTTACGTCACGGTTCGCCAGCCAGCCTTTGCACTTAAACCACAATTCGGCGCGTAGGTTGGCGTAAGTCCCTTTCATCGCGGGGCTTTCCGCCACGTTGATCCCACGCGCTGGCAGACCCAGTTCGCGCAGACGGTCGAGAACGCCCGCACCCAACCCGATGCTATCAACCAATATCTCGACTGGCTGTTCTGATGGCGGTAGTGCCTCGAACTCGGCCACGACTGCGCCGGTTAGCTGCATCAGGTCCAGACCTTTCCAAGTCTGTATCTCCTCTACAACCGGACCGCGCCGCTTGGCGAGTGCGGAAGCGTCGGAACCCATACGCGCAACGTCGAGGCCCCAAACACTTTTCGTCTGCTTGGCGATCTTGATCTCGCGGTTCATGGCCCCGTCAATCAACTCGACAGGGATGACGGTATCTTCTTCACGCGGCGGGAAGTTACCAAGGACACGAACGTGATACGCCGGGCTGTCTTCGCCGTACCGCAACTGCATCTCTCGAACGAACGCATCGGATACGCGTGGGCTGTCGAGGCAGCTAACATGGAATGTCTTCCATTCACCTTTAAGCCGGTTGTGCGTATCGTAGAACAGCCCGCTGTTTCGCGTAGGGTTTCCGAGGAGAAGCGTCGTCGCATTGTGGCCCGACATAGAACCGGACGCAGCTTCGTACACACTCTCTGGGATACCGGACGCTTCGTCGGCGACGAGCAATACGTTGTCGGCGTGAATACCCTGCAACGCTTCCGGCGTTTCAGCGCGGCTCGTTCTGGCGGAGATAAACGCTTCACTGGCTGCGGCCTTTAACTCGATACGGTCGGCCTTGACTTCGATCAGAACCTTCAGCACTTCAGGTAGTTCATTCACCCATCGCTTCAGTTCCGCGAACATCGCATCGAACAACTGTGCGGATGTCGGCGCGGTAACAACGACCTTCACTGGATAGCGCGTCAGGAAGTAATGCAGCATGGCCCAGCTTGCAGCCGTGGACTTACCGACACCGTGGCCTGAGCGGACGGAGATACGACGCTCCCCCGAACTAATCGCCTTCAGAAACTCGATTTGCCACGGGTCCGGTTTAGTCCTTAGAATATCGCGCACGAACCCGACGGGATCATCGCGGTACTTCTTCAGGAACTCCAAAAAGAAGTTTGGCTCAGATTTCGTCATTCTTATCTCCCCTGATTACACGTGCGATTGTTTGGTGACTTACCGTGATACCATGACGCTTTGCAACTATAATGGCAATATCGCGGTAGCTATGACCTTTAACGCGTGCGGCCTTCATGGTGATGAGCGCGTCCTGCGCGTTTGGTTCTGGGTGCAGCTTGGCCTTGCGGCCCGTGCCTGACTTCTTAAAGCCGAACGGCACTTTGCCACCGACGTATCCGCCCTGCGAACGCTTGGCCCGCTTACCAGCGGTGACACGTTCTCTGATACGGCGGCGCTCCTCACCAGAAAAGACGGCCATGATCTCTAGCATGAAGCGTCCGTTCGGGTTGGCCTTGTCCATCACATTGCCGTAGCCGTTGATGATGAGATTAATATTCGCCGTTTCCCAGTCGGCAATCACGTTTAGTGCGTCCCGTGCGTCACGGAACATACGGTCTAGCTTCGATACGATGACGGTATCGCCGGGCCGAAGGAACGCCAGCTTGCAGCCTTCTTCTCGGCGTAGCAGCGGGACACCGCCAGAGACGCCCCGCTCTTCGTAGATATGCTCCAGTTCCAAATTATGTGTGAGCGCGATGCCTTGGATTTGGCGTGCTTGATCGTCGAGCGATGTGTTCTCGATCTGGTCTTCAGTCGAGACGCGTGTGTATCCATAAACTGCCAACGTATTTCTCCCGTTTTTTGTTGTGCATCGCTGTTACACTCTATTGTTACAACTTGGCAAGCAAAAAAGTGCAGAATTTTTTTGGCTGGGTGGTGAAAAACAAAGGAGTACGGGGGGTGGGGGGCACACCTCGGTGTCTGTTTAGTTATACGTACACACCCCCCACGCAAGGCGGGGTACGGGGGGGGTATTTTCAAATGCCTACCACCCCCTATAGCTAAAAAGCCACGCAATCCTGCGGGTTTCAAGGTGTAACAGTGTATTAGTGAGCGACCAAATGGTGTCAGAGGCGCACAAGAATCGAGACCGCCTGGTCTCTATCCACCGGGTTGAACCGGAACCATGTTCCTGTCGCATTATAATATATAGGCAAGGCAATCACATTTGAATCTGATTTGATTGGTTACTATTTTTTACCAATCAATAAAATTATATATCTTTAACATCCGGCACAATGTTCCTATTGATAATGCCTCAACAGCAAAGAGGGAATGACAATGGCTTTTGATTTATCACAGTATGTTCCGTTCAACGTATTCGCAATGATATGGGTTTTTTGCATGTTAGCAGGTGTCGCATTCGCTGGCCGTAATGATAAAGAGGGGAAGTAACATGGAATATCTAACGCAAACAGAAGCTGCCTATCTTGCAGGCATATTGGCTGGTGAAAAATCCACCGACACACATGCCAATAATGAGCGCGACAGACTGACCGCCAAGCTGCTGCGCCTTAAGACATGGGCAGAAAAAGAAGATGCGGCTCGCGCTCGTTTGAACGCGCTTTAATCAATCAATGGGAGTAAATAATATGTACGCATTACCAGTCAAGCCAACAGCCCGCGACATCATCGAGCGGTCGATAGTGTGCCATGATGAAACATTCCGCACAGCCCTAATTCAACAGGCAGAGGTGCACGATACGTCTGCCATGCTTACACCTAACGAAAGAGCGCGCCAAGGCGCGTTGGCATCCTTTAAGGCCTGCCTGTCATCATACGACATCATTGGGAGAGACGACATGACGCCATACGAAAAGGCGCTGTTTATCGGATCTGATTGTGGCACAATGGTGATTGCTCTCAACATTGCCTGTAAGTTGCAATGCCTACCACCCCATATTCGGACAGAGGCCGCAGCATCATGGGGAGAGGCAGTCTAACACCACCGGACGGCGGAGCAATCCGCCGCGAGGCTGGCGCTAGTGCCAATTAGAGGGAATAAACTATCATGATGCAAGGAATTTGGACAAAGTATAGCGGCTCGCGCATAAAAGCGACTGCCCGGACGCGCAATTCTTGGGGCGGGGAACAACCCGAAATGGCTTTGCGCTTGGCATATGACCATGCGTTGAACGTTGACGAAAACCACGCCGCCGCCGCCGCAGCTTTGGCGCGTAAATTAAATTGGGACGGCCTGTGGCATGGTGGCGGGCGGCCTGACAATCAAGGCTATATGTTTGTCAAGATAGCCAGCGTTTACCAAGGCGCGCCGAACAGCAGCATAGGCCGCGAAGGTGTTGACTGGTTCTATATCGAGCCGCGCCCATGATCAAGCCACAACAAGCCGCGCCTATCGGCCGCAAGGGCCGCGTATCATCGGACAGCGCATGGCCCCTTCGCAATTCGGCGGGCCTGACCTTCGCAGAAGCAAAGCGCCTTAGAGAGCAGGAGCAAAGCAAATGAACGATAACGAAGACGACATTGCGTTTGACCGATACACCGAACGCGCAAGCGCCACCTTGGCCTACCGACTGATGGAATACCTGGAATTTCTTGGCGTGATAACGGACGAGCATGTCTGCTATCTGCGCTATCCGCCCATTGAATTGATCGAAGACGCCGAAAAAGCATTGAAGGATGAAGCATGACAAGCGAAGAGTTTAAAGCAACACGCGAGAAGCTAAACATGACGCAAGGGCATCTCGCCCGCAAAATCGGGCTGTCCGAACGGTCGATAAGATACTATGAGCAGGGCGGGCGTTCAGTGCCCGCTCCGGTCTCTATCCTCTTAGAGACGTTTCTAAGGGGCGTAGGGCAATGAGAACGCTAGTCTGGTGTCTGATAGGCGGGCCATACGTTTTCGCTCTCATGTTGGCTCCTGGAGCGTTTGTGGCGGGGTTGGTGGCGTTGCCCTTCTATTTATTGGGCAGCGGCTGGCAAATCGCCTTCGCATCCACCGCATTTGCCACGGCGCTGGTCTTGGCGGTATACTTAACACGGCTTGTTATTCAGCATGAAAAGGAACTAGACGATGGCCGGACATATTAAACGACGCACCATTGCGTCAAACTTAGACAAGGTTGGCGAGACCGTTCTGTTGGAGAAGATTGCTTCCGGCATGACGATGGCTGGCCTTGCCCGTGAATTGAACATCAGCAACCTATCCCTCTATCATTGGATACGCAAAGACCCAGACCGAGAGGAGCGGTTCAAGCAGGCCCGGACAATCGCGGCTGACCAATGGGCGGACGAGTGCCTCGACATTGCCGACGCTTCGGACAACGTATCGGCCAACGCTGACAGGCTCAAGATCGAAACGCGTAAATGGTTGGCCGGTGTTGCCGCACCGGAGAAGTTCCAAGCCAAGCCGACCGCAGCGGTCCAAGTCAACGTGAACCAACTTCATCTTGATGCACTGCGCCAGCTAAACTTGGCGTCATCAAATCCACATGAAGCCATAGACCAAGAAGTCACCATCGACATCACACCACCCAAGCAAGTCGGCTCTCATAACCTCGATGCGGACGACTTGCCGGGTGTGTTTGACGACGATTAACGGAAAACTGCCATCCGTGCACGGTTTGCATATCTCCGTGCACGGTTCGGGCCGGGTTTAGGGCCGGGTTTACCCACGCATTTCCGCCAATGTGCACGGAGTGCACGGTTTGTCGGCGCATTAGTCCCCATTAATAAGTAACAGTGTAATATACCACTTCAACACTGTTACTTTTATTAGGGCGACTTAACTTTTTTAAACCGTGCACTTCCGGCACATCCTTAGATTTCAGCCATTTTATCTGGCCCTAAACCGTGCACCAACCATGCACGGACCCTCTCAAACCGTGCACGGATTTAAAAAAAGGGAGCCGAAGCCCCCTTAATCTTCTTTACGTTCACGTAAACCTATGAGCCTATCGAGATACCATCGGGCCTTCTTCAAGTCCTCAATCGGCTTCCCCTTCCTCTCATAGCGCCACATATATTTCATGATATTGCCCTTGAGGTAGCCAGCATATGCCTCCGGACCCATCGACGCTTCGATCCCTTCGATGGCCTCGATGCCTCCGGTCTTATAGTGCGGTGGGCTATTGACCACATCGTTTATCACATCGACAATCTCGTCACTGACGACCTCGGCATTGAGCGCATCCCGAATGTCTTTGTATTTCATAAAATCATTCCCATACATCATTCATCTCCTTCGCCTGCTTTGAAGTTAATCTGAACGCCGAAGAAATCTTCCGACCCTTCGTCTATCATGGCGTTGATAACCATATAGTCTTCATCGCCTATGAGAAGCTCAAGGCCACGGAACACACGCTTCGTTCGTGTCGCCCGGTCCCTTGTGGGGTCATAGCCATGCGTCTTCATCTCTCCGTTGAACTTACGCTGCGACCAATCCTTCCCCTTGGCTTCATTGTTATCCTTGCACCAATCGCGGAAGTCATTGAACGCCTCATTGGTAGTCATCTCATTGTCCGCACCAGCCACGCAGCGTTCAGTGATCCAGCGGGCCAATGCGTCCTCTCCTGCGAGATACTCATCGGTAGCCTGGATTACTGCCTGCGGTGGGTTCAACCCCTGCTCCAGCCAAGACTTAGCCCCTTCGATAACCCACGCCAAGATGGCGGGATATTCTTCCTTCAGCTTGTCCGGCAGGTCCATGTCCTTGCGGACTGGCTTGGTCTCGAACGGGATGAGGTGCATACGCCGACGCATAGCATCGTCCACGTTAGTAATCTCCGGCTTCGTATTGCCCGCAATAATCAACGTGAACTGCGGATTGAACTCAAACAAATCCTGCCGCATGAAGCGCGCACTGATCTTGTCCCCGCCAGTCAGCGCCTTGACCTTGGCCTCGTCCCACTTGCGTGACGGATCAATCTCCTGCGCGTGCACAAGCCTCGCACCCATCAACGACGCCAACTCTGTAGGGTGACGCTGATTGTTCGATGCAAGGAACACGTCCGCACTGGCCACGGTGGCATAATCGCCAAGGATATTGCCTATCGCTCCGAGGAACGTCCCTTTGCCATTACCGCCGGACCCGTGAGCGAAGGCGAGGACATGCTCTTTGGTGCTACCCGTCGCGGAATAGCCTGCCAACCTTTGAAGGTAAGAGACCATCTCAGCATCACCGTTGCACGCCTCATTGAGAAACGCTTGCCATTGCGGGGCTGGCTTGCTGAAGTCCGCCTCAACCGATGTGCATTTTGTGCACATGCGAGAACGATCATGCGCGAACAAGACCCCCGTCTTCAGGTCCACCATGCCCGACCGGGTGTTGAGGATATAGATGTCCGCGTCTAGCTGCTCGGTGGTCGCCTGCATCGACGGCTCAACTGCCGCCAGCTTCGCCACGTTTGCAATCACATTATACGACGCCACACGCTGCGCGATACGCTCCGCCTTTTGCGGGCTGTCTATCTTTTCCAAGGCTTCGGCTGATGCTTGGGCACAGACCTTGCGGACAATGGTGAGATGCTTCTTTGCCACGTCCACCGCCCACTTGTTCCCATCCCATGCGACCCAGCCCATGCCGCCCACAACGTATCGTATATCCGAAACGTGTAACCGAGCAACGCGCTGCGCGAGAGCTATGTCGCTATACTCAACCGGTGTCTCACCCGCCGAGGCCACCACGCCAAAGTCTTCGTCGCTGAAGTCCGTCACATCGAACTCATCGACCTCGCGCTTGTAGCCAAAGGTCGCAGCCTTACCGGCCAGCCAGTCCCAACCCAACTCATAGGGCGGGTGCATACGGCCAAAGTCCGCTTCGATAGTATCGAGCGAGTTAACCCCGTCTTCCCAACGTTCGGCCCAGCCTGCGAAAATCTCGAACGCATCCGCCTCATTGTCAGGGCCACACGCTGCCTTAATAGCATAACCCATGCGAATATAGTCGTCACGGTCTGGGAAGTGTTCGGTCTTGTTCGGGATAGCAGTCACCGCAGCAGCCACATGGACAACGCTTGGCGCAGTAAGCGACGCCTGATCGACCGACTGCCGCTCGACTGCCTTCTGTGCTGTCTTATCCGCGTGGATAATCTCGCAGCCCATCATCTCCAACGTCTCCGTTAGATCAGCAAAAAACTGCTCAATCTTTTCCCGCGTGACCTTCTTCAGCCCAGCCGGGCCGCGCGTCTCCAAGTCCACATCGAGACTGTATGGCTCCTTAGTGATAGGGTGAATACCGCCGATGACGTATTGCTGCCCGTCTCCTAGAAACTCTACAAGCTGCTCGACGCCCCGGTCATCACGGAACCGCACCTGCATCCGGCCAATCTTTTCATCGGTGCGATACATGAACAGGCGCTTGGGGTAACGACCAATGCGCATCGGGGCTTTGCCCAATGCCTTCACCGCCATATCGCCAATGACCCTAGCCAGCCCCTCGTTGACAACATCAATGTCAACCGCAGGGTATTTGCTTGCCTTCAAGCCGATATTAGCATGGCTGCGGTCCCACCGCTCCACGTCATTAGGCGTCGGCACATAGTCCTGCCAAGCATAGCCGCCCCATGTGCCCTGCGCATTCTGCCGACCGGGTGCTTTGCCTGCCTGATCCGCTTGGATTTTAGACATGGCTGACAACTCAGCGTTCGGCGGAATGACGGACACGAGATCGGTGAACCCAATCTCATACAGTGTCTTAAACTTCATCAGTGCAACTCCCTCTTTTCGATTTGGTCCCGTCTCTGCATCAGCATATCTACCGCCGCGTCAATGGCGTAGAGCGCAAACTCAGGTTCGGCTTCGGTTAATATCTTATACGCAGGCGTTGTTAGTATTACGCCGCGTTCAAACTCTTCTTCAAAACCGATGATGAATACTGGAATGAACTCCACTTTTTGTTCATCATCGGTCCATCTTACTTTGTCCATGACTAGCCCCCCATGAAGTCGCCACCTTCAACCGCAGCGTTTACCGCCCGGCCAGTGTAGGACGCTTTATTGTCCGCATGGATTTGCTCCGTGCTTCTGACTGGCTGAAGCGACTGGGCATATACGAGAAGTTCGTAAGCATCAATCTTGCCTT